CGGATATATCAACCGTTGAAAGGCTAGAGAGAGCCTATATATAAGTGTGTTTCGTGGTGTGGTGTGGTGGTGTTGATTGATTATTTTGAAGTAGAATATGGCTATCAAGAGGTCAAGAGGGGTAAGTCGGCTCCGTACTACCGTATATACCCCTTCAGATTTTTATGCCTAAAATATCAGGGGGAGGGGAAGTAAGAAACTAACCTTAAACCCCCTTGAACCCCTATAGTATCTATATATAAGTTTAACCCCCTATAGCTATAGGAGGACTTTAGAACCACGAACTGGCCTTTGGCCTATGGTTACTGGTGTTTACATGGGATAAAAACCTATCTAACTCGTTATCCAATAATTCAGATTTCCTGACCCTGATTTCTGTGTCTGCATCAGCAGCCATCTGCTCTACCCAGTACTGCACAGCCATAGCTAAAACATCCAACCTATCATCGTGAGCCAAAGCACCACGCTGACGTGTAATCCTAGTCATCTGATAGGTCAGCATGTACCTCATGGCCTTCTCAGGGGGGAGGTGCTGTACGCTATCGTAGTCTTTCTGCAGCACTGTGGGGTCTATAACGAGCCTATGCTGGTTCATTACAGGTTCCAGAGTGTCTATAATCCTAGCTTCCTTCTGCTTACTATGTCTGACTTCCTCCATAGACACAGGGTACACCTTAGTCATGTAGGGTTTGAGCAGTTCGGTGAACATACCGTCACCAAAGTTACTCTCAATCAGCACAGCGTTAACCTTATGGTCTTTCGCTAGGTTAGCTATGGTGGTCAGAGTTTCACTACTGTAACCCCCAGCTATGCCTCCAGCCGCTGCAACGTGCAGGAAACCGTTAAGCATCTTCACAACAGCGTATGCTGTCTCATCTGAGCCTCTACCAGAAGGGTCAATGGCAAGAACACTACCTGTGTAGCTTGAACGCCCTATGGTGTCCTCTGGGGCGTAGAAACGGTCACCAGACAACGCTACATTAGGGATGCTATCAATAGGTTTGAAGATACCCCAGACCAGTTTCTCTGGTGCTGTGTCAATATCACAGGGGTAGACAATCAGGTCTGCTATCTTGAGAGGAAATCTATCAGCATCAGACATGCTAGTATCAAGCATAAATTGTAAAGCGAAACCGCTTCTGCCATAACTAAGCTCTCTTTCTATCAAATCTTCATCAGAAAAGCGTTTAGAGTCCGTAGGAGTCCCACTGACGGCCTCTGAGTCCTTCTCTAGTGTGTTCCATAGGAAAGGAGCCAAACGCCCGCTGTAGGCCTTCTGAGAGTCCTCTACGGTAGGATACCTTGCAGGCCATACACGCATGGCATAGCCACGCTCTAGTAAAGTATTGTACAGGGACATCTCATTTTGAGGGGTTCCAAGGTACACAACCTTGCCATCTGGCTTTAGGATAGCGTCAAACTCCTTGACTGCCTCGCTGAGCTTCTCGCGCATCATCTGGGTCATGGAGTTGTTGGGTACTTCTACGTCATCAGCAATGATTATGTCGGCACGAGAGCCAGTAAGCTGGCCTGTCACGCCCACAGACTTGACTGAGGGGCTACCTGCTGCTTTGGCAGGGGCTACGTCAAAGGCAATCTTTGACCATCGTTGGGTATCCTTGGCTACTAGGTGCTGACATATGGGTAGCTCTAGGATAATCCGTTGGGTAAAGGTGGAGAAGTCATCAGCACGAGACTTCGATGCAGATACGACAAGAAACTTTAACTCTGGGTCTAGCAGAAGCTGGTGTACGACATAAGCTGCCGTGATATAGCTTTTGCCTACCCCACGAAAAGCCTCAATGATGGCTCGTTTAGGACTACTCTGCAGGTAATCTGCAATGTCGTACTGTATCGGGGTAGGCTCTGGGAGGCCAAGGTGTTTCCATACTATGAATAAAAAGTTTCTGAAGTCCTGCAGTTGAACTGGTACGTTCAAGCAGCTAGTGCCTTTGGATTACTAGCGTCAACGCCTAGCCATTTAGACCATTCGCTATAATAATGTCTCATACCAACCTCATCGTGGATTGTTCCATTCTCGTGTCTGCCGTGGAGGATATAACGCTCTTCAGTAGCTGGACGCATGGTTGTACCTTGTCCTGCTACACCTATTAGGTCTTCGTGTAGGTTACGTCCGAAGCCACCCCAGATAGAGTTGTGGTGTTTAATACGAGTAGCTCTGTCTTTTTCACTGTCACTCTTGAGGCCATAACCTCTGAACTCTATGAGAACCTTGTTAGGTGCTAGAGGAGTGACGCTATCGCTACGGTAAGCTGAGCCTCGTAGATTAAAGTTATATCCTGGGAATAAATCTACCATGTACCATTGGTTTGGGGGCAGGGTAGGGAAGGAGAGTTCGCCTCTATCTTCAAAGCCATCATATTCTTCGTAGTTTACCGTGAAGCTGCTGACGTTAACGTGACCGTTATCGAAAGGAATGTTCTTTCTGGCAAAGTACTCATCGTTAAATCCTGACACACGATTAAAATAGTGCATGAAATCGTGATAGAACTCTGAGTTTGTATCGTGCCAAAGCTTGTAGTTGGTATCTATGATAGCCTTGTGATAGTGGAATACCTCTAGCTCTTCAGTACCAATAGCACCAGCAATGCAATCAAAAGCACCACCTGTCCATTCTTCTACACTCTGGGTAGGATTAGGGTCTAAGGTTATCCAGACCATACCGCCATGCTTTACTTCGCAATGTAGCTTTGGTTCTGAGGTGACAATAGGAGCCGCAAACGTACCACTAGGCTCATTCACATCGTAGTTACGATAGGCAACTATCTCCTTGCCAGTGTTGTAAGCAAGTATGTTCTGACCTGCTATCTGACCAGTTCTGAAATTACCAGCATGTGGTAGTTCACTTTTGTGAAAACATGGAACCCAGACCTTAGAGAATATCTGTTCTATTTCTTGCTCATATAGGTCTTGGTCTGAGTAGATGAGGGAGCTAACATATTCTACGTTAGGCTTTGTACGCCATTGCTTATGGTTTCTTGGAGCCATAGTTTGCTGCGTCCTTTAGATAATGATTACGGATTTGTTCCATTGTTCTGCCACACCCAACGCAGTACTTATCCTGCTTATCAAGTTTACAGATACCTACGCAGGGACTTTTCATTATTAGTTAGTCACTGAATCAAACGGCAGGCTTTCTAGGAGGCTACCTAAAGGAGACTCAGCAGTTATAACGTCTAGGCTGGCTCCGTTGTCTTTGAGGAACTTGACGGCTACGGATAGCTCTGAGGCTGTAGCTTCGCCAGTACGGACACGAGCAAGTAGCTCTTGGCTTACTGCATCATGCAGGGAGTCTAAGATTTCTCTGCTCATTTCGGTTTTCCTATAGACGAAGTACTTCCATTTGGAAATATGTATAAATGGTAACTTCCCATATCGACTGCTACTGTCCCACCTTTTTCTTTTCGGTGTTTTTCCGCCGCTTCTCTACTAGAAAACACTGGCGCACTAGCTACTTTTTTTTTGTACTTATCTGTTTTTTTAGGAGCAGTGGGTATTTTTTTCATTGGTACTCTCCTGTACGGATTTGCTCAGCGACTTCGATGGCACGTTGGCCTACCTGCTCAGCCCAACGGCTGTTAAGTAGCTCTGTCGCTCCAGTATCGAAGTCTTTTTCCTTTATCGCTGCCATTGCGTTGACGAACTTTAAGGCTGTCCCTATCCCTACGTTGAAGACGAAGTTCATTAATCCTTCGTATCTCACCGTGTCTAGCTCTTGTGACCACGGCATCATTTGTTCTAGCTGTGTGTCCACTCGCTTCAAGTCGTTCATTAGTAGGCTTTTCGCTTCTTCTTCGCTTATACCTACGTCCTCCAGATTGCGTCCTATTCCGATAGTTAGCTTGTTTGAAGTACATCTATATGGCTTAAGCTCCATAGATTCATGTCTTATTAATTGGTCAATTAGCTGGTTCATTAAATCTCCACCACCCATCAAAATCTTTTACGCAACCACAAATGTCGTTCAACAAAGCCATGCCAAACATATAGAGCAACCAAGCTATTAAAATTGCATAGAGGCTCTTCATTAGGATTGAGAGTAAGATTTTCAAACTGTCTTCTTTTTGTACTTGTCAGTCTTACTTTTTGGAAACCCAGCTTTCATGTTAGCGTATGCTTTGGGTGATACTGTTGACTTTGACTTTGAGCGGCTAGTTCCTGCTGCTTTTCTTTTATTCATATTTTCATATAAACTCATTCGGTTTCTCTCTGCTTGTTCTGGGGTTGTATGGTTGTGCATGTCCCACATAATCATTTTTTCTTAAACATTTTGGTTAACTGTTGAACGCCAAAGCTGGCTGCAAACACAACACCAACGGCTGTCTTATAAAAATCCGGCATTGTCTCAAGGGCTTCAAAGCCTCGTTGAACAATGTGTTCATGTCCTGTAAATGCTAAAATTAATGGTATGCTTACCAAACAGGTTAGCCACTCATCCTTCCAAGAGGATGCTGAAGCGGATGCCATTGTTTGGTTCCATTCCATTTCACCAGCAGCTACCTTTTTTGCTACTGCAACCTTGGCTTTCTGGGTTTCAACTTTCCCTTCCATCCATGTTCCAGCAAGTCCGGCAACTGCCTGTACAACTCCTAAAATCATAGCTTTTGTCCTTTTAATTTTACGCAGCGAAACGCTTGAGGTTTCTCTCGCCCTTCGTTTATTTCCAGAATTGCTTGTCGCATTTCTTCGGCTCGTGCAGCGCATAGCTCATAAGAGGGATAAGCCCCACGAGTGTTAGAATATTCGTAGCATTCGGTTGGATTAAAAACGGAGCAGGCTAATACAATTACTTTAAACACTTTAAGACATTCCTTTTAACCACAGCACATACCAAGCAAGCCCCCCAACTCCGATAGTTAGGATGCCCATAACGGCACACCATGTGATTAACTGTTCTCGTTTGTGGGCGCGAAGCCTAAGCTCCGCTTGTATTCTTGCTCGTTCAGATGCTATTTCAGCTTGTAATCTTTCCCACTGCCCTGGTTTGCCATAAAGCTGGAAAACACTGCGAAGCTCTTTACGCATATCGTCTAGCTTTTCTTTTTTGAAATGCTTTTCGATGGCACTGTCTTCGGCAAGGGAAAACCTTGAGTTTTTCTTTTTGGATGCACCAAACTGAAGCTCTGCTTCTCCTTGGGCATATTTTGAGATTGACGAACTAAGGCTGCTTAAATCTTTGCCGATTTGGACGGCCTTCATAATTGCAGCATGACCAGCAGAAACAGCCGCAAAAGCGGATACTGGGTCAATCATAGTGATGACCTCCATTCATAGATGTTAAGGGAGTTATATTTTTGTAAGCAGGGTAGCCGCGAGGCCAACGATGATTACCGTTGACCCCATAATCATAGCTTCCAAACGCCACAAGCGTTTATCTAAGCAAGATAGCTTGTCTTCTACAGAAGCATAGCGTACTGCACACTCCTTTTCGTGAGCCTCAAGTTCTAATGCAACACGGAGTTCTGGTGTGACTTCCTGTGCCATCTTCATCAGCCAGCGATTTCCGTTACTGTAAGAACAGAAGTAGGTGACGTATTCCAATTTGCGTCATAACTACCATTATTGTAAGCCGCAGAATTTATAGCAAAATCGTATCCTGAACTCCACGCACCGAAAGTACCTACTAGAACTCTATATGTAATTGTGGATGTTGTATTTGGGGAGTCAAGAAATTCACCGAAAGTAGGATGCTGTTGATATTCTGCGCTAGTTTGGTCGCCAGTTCCACAGATTAACCACGCTTCTGTTCTATTGTTAGCAGAACCATTATCACCTTTAGAAATCTGTGTATCTACACCGCCAATGCGTTTATATAGTTTTACAGTATGATACCTTTTACCTAGTGAGCTAATGCAAATTTGCGCTCTTATTAGAAACTTACTGTTAGAAGCTGTGGGAGTTATATCTACATCTAAATCAGACAAATGTGCCGCAGACCCAGCTTCATAAAGTGATGCAGTCATAACGCTTTGTTTAACTTGCAACACAGTACCACTAGGCAAACCAGCAGATGTAACTGCGGAAAGAGACTGATTGTTTAACTTTATAAGTGCCATATCTGTCTCCTATCCCGCTATCTCTGTTACGATAATACTAGACACGGTTCTTTCATGCCCTGCTGCATCTGTGTCTTGAACCGTTCTGTTAAGTGCAAAGTCTCCAGAAGTTTCTATAACTACAGCACCTTTATATGTAATTTGGTTAGTAGTAGAAGGTTCATCAAAGTAAGTTATCCAAGCAACAGCAGGGGTAGAAACTCTGTTATTATCGTCATAGTTTGTTGCTCCCATTCCTACAGCAGTCCATCTACTCCCTGCTGCTGGTGCTACTAATAAAGAAGAATCTCTATAAAAACCAAACCGAACAGCATGGTCAGAGGATGCGCTAGCCTCCCATGCACCTAAAGACATTTGCACCATAATTTTGCTGTTTGTTGATGTAGGGGTGATATTAACATTTATATCTGGAATAGCTAACCATGTATTTCCTGTATTTGCTGTTAATGATGCACCAGTAAACTGCGTGTATTGAACTTGAATAATAGAACCTGACGGCATTGTTAACGCTTTGCTAGATAAATCTAGTGTGCTTGCTAACTTGGCATCAGTAACAGCATTGTTACCAATCTTAGCCGTAGTCACAGCACCATCAGTAACACCCTGCACACCCAACACATCACCAAGAGCAACCACAAAGTCGATGCTGTCGTTGGCTGTCAGTGCGCTGTCGAAGATGAGGTTGCTGCCGCTCACTTGGAAGCTATCTTGGCAAGCCTGAATGACACCATTGAGTGAAACCAGTAGCTGATTAGCAGTCTCAGGAAAGTAAGAAGCCCCACCGAGGGTGAGGCTGTAAGTGTCTGTTGCAGAGGCTGTAAGAGCATCGAGTTTATGAAACCCGCCGCCCACAGGCGATTTACCGATATATGGCATTAGTCTGCCTCCTCTATAGTTAGAGTGCCAGCCGCTACTTGGCTCAGTATTTCTGCGTATTCTGTGTTTGCTGGGTCAAGTGGTACATACATAGTAACACCATCCGCAACTAACTTTATTGATAAAGATTCTGCGCCATCATTACTTGTATATTTCGCTGATGTAATATCCATAATTAATCCTATAATTCTGCCTTTAAAAAAGCATCATTCGTTGCATCAAAAGATAACTGTGAACCTTGCCCTGCGGTTAAGCCACTAGATACACTAACCCTCAACCTAGTCACATTAGGAGTTGCACTTTGCAAGGCTATTGCCGTTGAAGCAATCCCTGTACCAGCCCCATTAGTAACATTTGCACCAGTAGCATCTGGGCTAGGCAATGTCGGCGCAGCCCTCATTGTTGTAGGATGATTAACTAAAATATCTGCCGACCCAGACCCTATAGCCTGACCAGCACCAACTCGTCCAGATACAACTTCAGCAATATTGAATCCATACCGCTGACACTTGCGTAACGTAGTTTCGTAGCTTTCATGCTCAAACGGCGTGGCCTCGCCTACCTCAAGCTGGACGCCTGTTAAGAAAAATGTAGCACTTGAACTGTTAGTCCAACTTTGTGCGTAATCACCCGCTATATTGGTGTTTGAGTATGCTATCCACGCATCATCCGTATGTCCTGAAGTTGTAAAGTCAGTGCCATAATGAGGAACTACATACAGTTCCAAGCCACTCCCTGTGTCGTTGTTAAAAACTAAATTAGAATTGCCCGAAATGGTGCAAGTAATTTTTTTCCAAGTGTCTGCCACCAAAGTAAAGTCTTTGGAATAAATATATGCTGTGCCATCGTTGGTTTTAAGAAATGTAGTGTATGTACCAGCCAAACTAGATTTAGCCCAAAATTGATAAGTTACATTGCTTGAAGTTGAAGTGTAGTTCCAGCCCGAGCCAGCAACATTTTGTGCCTCTATAGCTTGATATATTTGAGCATACGCATTGGTTGCACTAGAAGTAGAGGTATTAGTAAGTTTTATTGCATTGCGAAAGCCCTCTGAATATGGGCTGTCACTTGAACTAAGACTTTCTTGAGAATGTGTAACACCCGCCCCTGCATATTGAACTTTAAACCTATCACAACTTCCATAGCCATTAGTTGTACTTGAGGTTCCCCTCTGGCTACAAATCATTGAGCCGTTGATGATAAGATTTCTCGCACCAGCAAACTGAGATTGACTGGCGGGTAGTATTTTAGATAAAGCCATATCTGTCTCCTACGCTTCTTCTGTTCGGTATGAGCCGGAGAAGTAAATAAATGAACTCGCTTGGTCAACATGGTTGGTCGAAACAGTACCACTGGTGGCGTCACCGAAGTAAAAAAGGCGAATAAGCTTTTCGTCATTTAATACCATTCCACTAATAGTAAGCTGCTGCGCCCAACTCAAATTAGAATGATAATTTAATGAAATACCCCATTGTTCTGAGCCGCCGTTGGAACTCGCTCCCTTGAAAGGTAAGCCATATACATAAAGTCCCTGATTAAGCGCACCGCCGTTTGTATATGTCCAAGTAGATGGTGATTGTAGGAATCCTGTGAAACTTACTAAATCACCAATTCGTACATATTTTCCGAATTGCGCCCCATATGTGCCTGTCGTGATTGATTGTGTAACATCAGTTGCCCCAGAGGATGACCACACAGGTGTCCAAGAGCCAGTGCGATAAAACGCATTGCTGCTAAGGTCAGTCATCTTGAATGTGGATGCTGTTGTTTCTAGGTTTGTTGGGGCTATTGTTGATGCCAGCTTTGCGCTAGTCACATTGCCATCAATAATCTTAGCTGTGCTTACAGACCCATCAATAATCTTAGCGGTACTGACACTCGCATCAGGTACTACAGAGGTTTGCAAAGCCAGTGAGTTGTAGACAACATAAATATCGTCTGTCGCTGCCACAGAGCCAGTAAGCGTTACTGTTACGCCATCGCCACCAATAGAATATGCTTCGCCACTTTCTTGCCGGACATTATTGATAAAAAGGTCAATGCCTTCTGCGCTGGCAACAGCATGAGAAAGCGTAAGGCTAGTGCCAGTTGCACCAGTCAAATCTTGCTTTGCTGGGATGCTGCTAAAGCCTTCGGTTTGTTGATTTCCTATATAACCCATCGGTCACTCCTATGTGCTAATAGCATCAACAGCAGATACCCAAACATCTAATGATGATGCTGTATCGGACTTAACCCACAGCCTATCGCCTGTTTGAACTACTATCTTTGCGCCGCCATCAAGCAGTTGTAATGCACCACCTGCGGCAATAGGTGCGCCTTTAATAAGGTAGTGGTTAGTAGGGGTTCCATTGATTGTGTGTTGAATATAAGCGTCAACCGTGATTGCATTTGCTGATGTGTTAGTCAGGTGAATACCTACCAGTGCATCTATTGAGTTAAAATTAGTGCCATCGGGAACATCAGCAGCTACCGTTCCAACGCCTTGAAGCATATATCGTATAAAATCTTGTGCCATTTGTTACTCCTAAAGGGCGATTGCTAAGGCTATACTGAAGCCTTTGTCAGCAAAGTTTGATGTATCTACAGCTTGAATAGCTATCCATTGGTTACTAGTGTCATAGTATTTTAGGGCGTTATTAGCTGTATCAAACCAGAGGTCACCAGCCCCTACTTCACTACCAGTTGGCGCAGTACTAGATTGACCGTGATATAAATTAGAGAACTCTGTTTTATGTTCTTCTGCTTTTGTAGCCCAATACTTTGCTGAGAATGATGTTCCGTCTACTGTATTAGTACCATCAACGTAGGTAGCCCAATCTTTAGCTGAACCGCCCCCTGCTTGGCCTCTACGTTGTGCGCCAATGGCGTATTCTTTACTTGAATACTCAGTGCCGTCTACATTTGTTGCAGTCTCAGTAGCCCACTCTTTGGCAGCACCAGCACCAGCAGTATTACTTACACCGCCAGTATCACCAACAGCCCATGCTTTAGATGAGTAACCTAGAGTACCCTCTGCATACCCATCAGTCTTAACTGCCCAATTCTGAGAGTTAGTTTCGGATGTTGCTGCATTAGTCTCGCTTGTCCCAGCATTAGTCGCTGAAGTAGAGGCTGCGTCTTGATAATGCTTTGCTGAGTAGTCAGTCGTAGAACCGTCTGACAGTGTGTACTGGCTACCGATAGGATGTATGGCAAGCTTGGTAGCATCAGGAATAATGTTACCTGTTGCTGTGGTCACGGCTGAGTTAGCGGCTGCTGTCGCTTGGTTGACTGCTGTGGTAGTTAAAGCACCAACTTCAGTATCTACATAAGATTTAGTAGCGGCATCTTGGGCATCAGTAGGATTAACTACATTTTTAATGACTTTACTTAATCCATCAAACTTACCATCTGGAGTTACCTTAACTGACTCATTGGTTTTATCATTCGACTCTTGAACAGCAAAGAACAACTGGTCAATTGCGGAGTCCAAAGCTATCTCAGTAAGTACAGCACCGTCTGAGAAGTCCACCGCCTTAGATGTAAGGTCAGTGTTCCTCTCAATACGGACTGTGCTACCTTGTGGTACAGCAGGGGAGAATGTAAGTGTTTTAGACCCAGCAGAGCTAAACGCTACTGTGTAAGTGTTTCCTCCAACGGCTGTACCTGTGGAGGCATTATTTGCAAATACAGACACACCTTCAACAAACGCATCAATGTCAGTCGCTACTAGGTAATCGAATGAGAATGCAAAGCTTGATGTTGCTGTTCCTATACTTGGGAAGGTGACTATGGAATCAGCCATTAGTTAGTGCCTCCTGTGAGTACGCTATTAAGTTGTGTTTCATTCTCATTCATCCATTTCTGACCTTCGGGGGATTGAGAATAAGTGTTTTTGTTTCGATGGTTATTCCAGTAAGCCACAGACAGTTTTTGATAGAGTGGGAACTGTGTATACTTTGGATTTAGTGGTGCTTTATGTTCATACAGAATACCATCAGAACCAAAGACACCTAAAGGTGATTTATCTTCGGCTCTCGTTGTGTAAGGATTTTTACCAACCATGAGTTCCCAAGCAGTGTTGCGGTACAGGTTTATTACTTTTTTCACTACTTGCTGCTTTGTCCCTGTATAGACTCTATCGCCAATACGAATGTTTCCTGTGCCATCGTTCTTAAAATCATCAGATTGCACTAAGGCTGTCAGAGCTTGTCTTAGCGTTAACTCACCAGTTCCTAATTCTTTTCCACCAAGAGCAACTTTTTCCTTAATAAGACCAGTTCTCCGCATCCACTCGCCATAGGCTGTGCCACGCTCAAGTCTAGGGTCTAAAGGGTTACCATCTTTATCTGTGGCAAACGCTCTATCCGTAAGGTCTATGCCATCTTTATTCAAAGGGGGCATCCCTACATTGTAAGGAACTCCATTTTCTAAAGCAGCCATCCACTCATCAGCTAATGGGTTGTCTTTCAATTCAGACCAGCCCACAGGTGACGCAAAATCTACTCCATAAAACTCTGGAATAAACTTTTCTTCACCAAGGATGTTGTAGTGTGGGTCAAGCTCATCAGACAGGCCTGGAGTGTTGCGGTAGAACCCATCAAGAACAGTGCGTATTTTTCTGTTCTTGGGGTCAGCTAATTCTTGATTGATGGATTTGATAAGGCCAGAGTAAGGCATTAATGCCCCAGCACGATTAGCCATGTAGGATGTACCGTAACGCTCAGGGTCATCAATAGCATTGAAGAAGTCATCAATACCCTGCATGAATGATTTATCACGCATCATTTCTGTGATGACCATAGTTACTCCCATAGCCATCTCATCTGCAGCTTCTTTGTTTCCGAACTTATTCAGTTCGTGAATCGAAGCCATGATGGTCATAAGGTCTAGGGCAGGGGATAAACGCTGTACATTGACGTAACCTTCTTCAGTCACTACAGAGTTCTTATCGTACCCTGCAATATCCTGTAGGCCTTTTAGTTGGTCTACATCAAGCTGTTCGCCTGAGCCAGTTATCTTACCTTCAACTGCTAGATTATAGAAATAGTAAGCTAGTCCACTGCCTACAGTTGCTCTAGTAATTGCTTCGCCCTGACGTGTACCTCCAGACATAAAGTCTCTGCGCCATCTTCCTGATAGTAGGAACAAGGGGCTTCGCTGTACTGTATAGGACAAAAGGTTTAGAGGAGTTCTTACAAATGGATTTATCTGACGAAGGATAGGAAATTCTGTAACAGCCTTACTAATACCTTGTGATATTTTTCCATCTAAGCCTTGAGTAAAGGTAGCAGTACGTCCGTATTGTATTGCTGCATCTGCAGTTGGAGCCATAGCATCAGTACTTCTTGTACCGTTCATTGCCTGTTCCATCTGGATGTTTACAGCTTTTTCAACTTCTCCATCTACATATTTAGATAACTGTGACTTGTCTAACTTACCTTCTTTAATTAATGCACGGCCTGCTGTAACTGCTTCTGAGTACACAAAGGCACGAAAATTAATCTGTTTAAAGAACTCATCTTCTGCTGCGAGGAGGCGTGTAGGGGCGCGGATAATACCACCACCCATCCAATTAGGGATGTAACCGTCACGCATCATCTTTCCATCTTCCAGAATGGAATAGTCAGCGTCTAGTTTTGTAGCTCCACTTTTAATTGCACTAAAGGCTCCCTTAGCAGATGCTAAACTTCCGTAAGCAAAGCCCTGATACATCCTCAAGGCTTTCATCATGTCAGAACGATTGCCCATTATGGCTGCGCCAATAGCTTTTTCCATAGGCATGGTAAGCATAGTGTAAGTGTTAGAGCCTATGTTGACTAAGTGTGTCTTAAAGCCGGATAGGATAGAGTTGATAAACAACTCGTTGACCATCCCGACAGCGCGAGAACCACCGTTTTTTAAAGAAGTTGCATACTTACCAAGGCTAGCAAAGAATTTGTTCTGTGCTTTTAAGTCTTGTTGCAAGAAGGCTCCTGTCTTCAGAGCCACTTCCATAGTGTTTACTTCCCACCCATTAATAACTTTAGAAAAATCTAATGCTCTACCTGCAGAAGATACACCGCCACGCGCATAGTTTATAGCTGTTATAGCTCGTACAAAAGCTGTCATTGCATCTTCATAGGATGCTTCGCCAGCATTGTAGGCAGCATGGGTATTTGAAAATTTGGTTTTGGCAATATCCGCTACGACTGCAGCGTCTGCTACAAACTTTGCAGCTTTGTCTTCATTGCCTCCAAACCTAGCAAGAATGGCATCAAGAGCTTCATCAGTGTTTTCGCCATACTTAGCAAAGAACCCACCAATTCTTATCTTAGCAGCTTGGGTTTGTTCAGCTTGGGTTTTGGTTACTGCGCCACCTTTAGACTGCAGGTCTGCTAAGGCATCGTCAGACATAGCAGCAGTAGCTTCACTGCGCCCATCTGCTCTAACTCTAGCTCGTTCTGCTCCTGTTAAGGTGGCTGCTTTTTCGTTTGCATCAATAATGATTTGGTTTGATTCTTTGAAAGCATCAAGCTCTGCTACTAAATCATCTCCCATAGTAGGAGCAATTCTTTCAGCTTCTTTTGATGCAGTCTCTGCGAGGGATGTAGCGTCTTCAGAGCCGTTTCGTGCTGCTCTTAGAGCTTTTACCCCTGCTATTACGACTAAGGCTGCACCTTCTAACATAACGCCTTCGACAGCTTGCTTAAAAATAGCTTCGGCTGTGCTGTCATTAGGGTCAGCAGCAAGATACGCTGTCACTGGATTTGATAGTTCTGGGTAATCTTCAATGAGGTTTGACAGTCGTGCTTCATGTTTGTCAAAAGCTAGTACCTCTGCGGCTGCACCTTCAGCAGCCAGTTTTACGCCTTTGCCTAGCTTGGTTGATGTATTAACTACACTCAAGGCGCGATTTGCTGGTAACCAACCGACTGCAAATTGAGCAAGTCCTGCTGTCATTTTACCTGTAAAAGTTTTTACACCGTCAGTGAGGTTGACTACTTGTGCTTTGTCTTTGACGTAAGCATTAAATTCTTCATCTTCTAATCCAAGTTCCTTAGCTTGTTTCATAGCCTCAGCAACACGATAGTAAACAATGCCACCATCTTCATCTGTGCCAATATTACCTAAATCAAATAGGTTTTCGTTCATCCATTCATTGACAGTATCCAATGCACCGCCAGTAACGGCATTAAATTTATCATCAAATTCAGCTACACCTTTAACCAACCCCTGAGCCGCAGCTTCGGGTATCTCTGCAATGTTTTGCGCCACTGTTTCAATAATACCATCGTTTTGCTCTTCATCCACAGATGTAGCAATATCTGGCTCAGCCATATGTGACTCCTTTATTCGATAGGTACATATTCTTTAGCTTTAAAATATAAGGCTCTAACCGCAGCGGCCTGTTCTATACGAGACATATCTATATATGCTTTGCCATCAACAAGAGTTGTTCCTAAGTATAAATCTTGAAATGCAAAGTTGAAAAATTCTAGCTTTGTTGTTACGTCTGGGTCTGGAGGCTCAGCACCTGGTATGAAACTACCGTCATTAGCAACTTTTCCACCTAGTAATCTAAAACTAGATTGATAAAGTGCATCTCTCGTAAACTGAGGACGTGCTTTAGTGGTGGCATCTGCAGGTATTCGTTGGATGTCTGAAACAAGTTTACCAAAAACTGTGGCATCACCCTTTAATTTGCCTTGTGCAACCATTGAATTTAACATACGTCTTGCAACATCACGGTTACTAGACTCAGCAATTTCCATCCTAAGTGCCATTTCTTCATCACCACTTAATCTTTCGGCACTTTGGTTCTGGAAGAAATCTTGGAAGGTATCAAAGTCTTTTAAGTAAGAAGGATAAAACTCTTTTGCTTCTTTTAATTCATCTTCATTTAAAATTGATTTCAAGTTTGTGTTAGGGTCAGCTTTTAAGGCTGCTTGTATTTTAGCAGTAACAGAGTCAGTAACCATAAGCTTTTTAGCTTTATAAACTTTGGTCTGTTTATCATTCTCTCTTTCTTCTGCTTCATCAATTGCAACCAAGGCTTTACCAAGCTTAAAGCTGGCTTCCCTTGTACCACTTAGACTGCTGCCTGGACTTGTTTGAATAAAGTCACCTAACTTGAGTACATCCCTACGTTGTTTAAAAGTAAGACCATTGTTTCCTGCAGAGTATGCAATTAACGCATCTGTGGTTAAAGCATTGGCTTTGTTGTTATCAAAGTTATACCCAAGTTTTGCATCGTTTTGTGCAAGTCTAATCCTAGTGCCAAAGTCGGTAGGACTAATAGAGCCATTTAACACACCATCAATATTAGCTGTGATGGCATCGCTAAAGCCTAGCTCTTGGTTGGCTTTTAAATTTGTATTAGCTGTCTGGGTATGTGTGGAGTCTAAGGCCTGTATATACTGTCGGAAGTTCTTAGAGAACCCTGTTGACACACCTTGTTTTGTAAAAGCATCCCCATTGTTTTGAATAAACTTAGTACGCATGGTGTTCTCAAATTCAAAGAAAGCACCTGCATCATCACTTTTATCAAGCCCAGCTTTTTCATACTCTTCCCTGAGAAACACGTTGTACTTACGAGCTAACCTTGTTCCCAGTTGCTCTGCAGCTAAAAGCTTGGCTGGTGGAGTAAGGTTATTAAATTTACCTAAGCGTAAATCTTTAGCAAATTGGTCAGGGTCTTCTAGGAAAGCTAACTCAACAGCATCTTTTTCTTGTTGCTCTAACGCTTCCTGTTCTGCCTTTTTTTGTGCTGCTATTCTCTTACCTTGAGATTGCCCAAAGTTAATTAAAGTCTTTAGAATATCTGTAGTGTCTGTCTTTCGCGGAGCAGGGGCAGCAGAAGGAGCAAAGGTATCAATTACTCTGGCTACAGGTTGGTTAGCAGTTATTGTTTGTAGGTTGCTGCGAACCTGACTTCTTTTAGATGCCATAACTTTTCCTAACTAAACATATTAGCCCATGTAGTATCTTCTGGAACTGACTGATGACCTGCATACGCAGACGTTGCCATGCCAATAACTGCCTCTGCAGCACTTGGTGGGTTGGGGTCAACAATTTGCCCTAAGCGTCCCTCAAGACGTGCTTGGATTTCCATAACGTCCATGCCAGCTTGTTGGTTAACCATATCTGATTGGATGGACAGCTTGGTGTCGTTTCTAAGACCATCGGCAATACTCATGTTTAATGCGCGGTCAATAGACCTGCCTAGAATATTATCTTCACCTGCAGCAGTCTTTAGTGTTTCTGAATTTTTGGCGGCTTGTAGGACGTTGTTGAATTTCTCATCTGCAAGTTTATCGTTTTCTTGCTCTTGTCTCAAACTAGTCTGCCTAATCTGCATATCTCTAGCATTAACAGCACTGCGCCTATTGTTGGCATTATTTGCTGTCGTTTGATTGTAGTCAGACACGTCATTTGTATATTCTATATACTTCATGCCTGCTGAAGCTACAGCCATTGCTATTTGAGGTGGTACACACATTATTTAATCCTCACAAATTCATAGAAGGGAGCATTGCCCACTCCGTAGTTGAGCTTCCGAATAAAACTAAAGCCCAGAAACCCAAGCCATTTGATTGCATTTTTATTTTCAGCATGAACATAGTTAAACAGAACATTACGTTGGTCATTAGCATCCAGAACCCACTGCCTACTTTGACGTAGAAACTTGATGTAGTAATCCGCAAGCTTGCCAGTTGATAACATCCAAGGACTACCAACGAGGTCATCAACATAACAAAGACCGAACATGCCTAGTAGTTCACCCTGAGAGCCAACCATTGTGTTTGCTTCAACAGACTTACTACAGGCTCTCAGCAACGCTTCATGCGCCGTGTAGCCGTGAGATAGACTGACCTCAAGTCTGTCTGCCTCACTCATATTGTTGGCTACCTCTGCAAAGTCTGTGTCTTTATATGGTCTAAAGTAAGCTTCCATTTACATTCTCTGTGAACGCAACACAAACTCCGCTTCTACCTCTGCTCCTTGGAATGAACAGGGCAGGTGGCTATCGCTTTGTAGCTCTATCTGGGCGTTCTGTGCGTTAGCTTGGAGTCCAAAACGATAAGTTCCAGTGTCCAAAGGAACTGTTCCAAGGACATTAGTTCCGCTACCTACCACTCTACCTGTGAACGCTCTGGTATAAGTTTTACGAGAACCAACAGGAAGGTTCTTATGTGGCACTGTGACTACGTTAAAGAAACCTGTGTTAGCATAGACAACCGCCATGTTTTTCAATTGCAGTCTGCCTGTAGTTATAGGCTCTTTACCTCTACGGAATACTTGCTGGGAAAAACGGTACAGAAGATTATAAGGAACGCCTGCATATACTGTACCACCACCAGCTTGATGAGTTGCTGCGGCTGACGCTGTTACAACAGCCCCTGTTGTAGTGACATATACAGCAGTATTATCTGTGTAAGGCAATGTAGCATTACCTGTTAACTTTACTCTCCTATCAAGTAAAATAGGAAAGGAGGTATCTGCTAAAGCAACGTCACGAGATAAATTCATACGTTCCAGAGCAACTGATGCTCCGTACTGCACTACAAAATATATGTCTGATTGGTCAAATTCCATGAAACGTACATCGCCAGAAAACTTCCATTGTGACCAAGCTGATTGTAATTTGTCATTGCCTTGGTAAAAGAACTTGTATGGATAAACAACTTTAGCATCGTCATCTGTTGTTAAAAGCAACATATCTTCATTAGAAGATGCTGCCATGTGTTTCACTGTACCTGCAATGTAGGTTGGAATGTGTGCTGTTATCTCTGCTGCATCGTTTGTTTCGGAATCTACATCCACAAAGTATTCCCTCACTCCAGAAAACGAACCTTTCTTGGTAGGGAAATAAACAAACTTTCCTGCACCTTTTGGCTTTGCGTCAAGGCTTGCTTCAAAACGAGTAGTCACGTCAATAGAGACTGTCTCAGGTGTAAGTAACTGTGTGGCAGATAAGCGGAACTGTGAGAAGTCTGAGAATAATATTAGACTTTCATTAAAGGGTACAGCATGTCTTAGGATAGAGACTTGGTTGTTTGATACAGCAACATCAATAGGTGCGCTGTCTGCTAAAATAAGCACCGTTTTACTGAAGAAATTAAAGTACTCTCCGGCTTCACTAAAGATAACATTTTCATCTGCTAGGAAGCCAAGTCTGTTTCTGTGAAAGAAAACATCATTAATTTTTTGCCCAATAAAGGAAGGCACAGGGTTGGTATCATCATCCCCTACAAGTCTAGTGTCAAAAGTCATAGCCTCAAGTGAGTAACTTGACCCATCGTAGACTAGTTGGTAGGGCATCGTAGCAGGGTCAATAGTCGTTTGAATATTGTCTCCTATAGTTTCCTTCCAAACAGGCCTTCCGTTTGCAATTTTTCTAAACTCAACATAATAATCATCTTGACCTTTTTGATTGTCTCCTACGACTTTTATTTTAAAATTCTCTGGTGCTTCGTTTGGAAGTTTTTTGAAGTCACCTGTTTCAGTTTTAAAAACTCTTAGATGGTCACCACCTCTTCCATCAGATACCGATATGGTAAAATCGTCTGATGCTGTGCTTCCATAAATATGAATGACGTTACCGTACATTACAAAATTTAAACCAGGAATAGTCCCACCTGCTCCGTTTCCATAAAAAGAAGATTCAAGCGTTGCGGTGTACCGTAGATTTCGGGCTATACGGTCAGTCTGTATAGAAAATTCTGCATTAGATGAAAGACTAGTAGTATCTTGTACGGATGCCATTGTACTGAGATAGCGTGAATATGAAACTCCACCTTTTGTTATTACAATGCCGTAGGTAACCCTGTAATCCCCTTTAGCTACTTGAACTAAAGCTTCGGGAGTGCGTGTTGGAGAAACAGTAGAACTCATGGCTGTTGTTTTTGTCTTGTTCAAAAGAAACGTAAAATCAGCAACAGTGGTAGCGGTAAGTTCTATTGAGGGATTAGTTAAACCCGAAAGGTATGAAGCCACAGTACTAGCGGAAGTGACTGAGACATTACTACCTGCACTATCTGTAACACTTACTGTCCCATCTTTTTGTATAGTTAAAAAATGTAACGAGTTATCAGAGTTTCTAATAGGGTGAATAAAGGCTTTATCAAAGTCTGTTTGTTGTTGAGTACTAAGACTGGTTTGTATAAAGCCAAGGTGTTCTGTGGGGGGTCTTTTGGTTAGGCCATCTACGACACTAGACAATCCATTCTCTTGTTTCTCTGCCTGTGTCACCAATCTTATAGAAGGGGGCTGCTGAGATACACCGTTAATAAGGTTGGGAATGGACGTACTAATTAGTGTCATGTGACAGTCCTCTGGGCTACCCTGTTAATAATACTGAAGGTGTCAAAGCTGTTGAAGATATTAAAATCTTGTCCTTCGCCTTCCATATCCCTTATTTCGGATAAGGCACGAGCTTCGTCTTTTTCTGAGAAACCATGTAGGGTTGCTGAACCGACAACACGGTCAAGAAATATACGCCCTGCTCTAATGGTGATGTAACGCTTGACTACTTCGGGGAGGTCTAGGAAATCTAGTTGGGTCACAATATCAAGATATACTGTGCCAGTAATTGTGTAGGTATTATTGACCCTATCAAACATTTTAAGACCACGTTGTACTAAGTCTAGGTTGCCTGTTTTCTGGGTGCTGTCTGCTCTTAAAATATCAGCAGGTAATATAATATTATTATTGCTATCTGGATTGAAGACTACGGATAGCTGTCTGTTAAAGGAGTAGCCTTGTGACTGCACCTCTTTACTGACAGACTCTAGGATGGTTTCAGCAATGTCAGCTTCGACTAGACCTAAGTTCAATGCAGTAACAGGAGCTTCTCCGATAGCCGATAGCATTGTGTTAACTGCTTCTAGCTTGGTTGTCTGCGCCATGCTAACCTCCTATGCTTTCTTTTTCCATTTAACTTTGTTTGCCCAATAAGCAGCACTCTGCTCACCACGGCTTATATTTTTCTGATGTCTGTTTTTAAAACGCTCACGTTGGGACTCACTTTGGTTCGTCTTCGCACCTTGTTCCCCAAATCTTTTAAGCTCAGGCTTTTTAACTGTGCCAATAAGTACAGCGTGTGATTTTGTTTTGTGATTAGGTGTCCTAATAGGAACACGCAATGCTGAGAAGTTATGGCCTCCGCGCATTATAGCCATGTGGTATATCCTTAAAAGAAAAGGAGGAGCCGAAGCTCCCCCTCCGTTAAACTTAGGCCTCTAAGAGAGCGATTGCAGAAGCAGGGCGAAGGACGTTATGCCCCATCGCATAC